GATCCGGCGGGAACGCGCCCGGCGTGCCGAACCCAGCCAGCCGATACAGCACCGACTTGATGCGCGTGTAGTCAGTGATGACCTGACCGGCGACACGAACCTCATCGACCGAGATGATCGGCCGGAACGGAAGATGAAGTTGTGCATAGCCGAGCCCGGCAACCTCGTACGTTGTCGTGGTGGGCGTGAACGCGGTAGCAGCCCGCGTGCTGAACAGTGCCGACGCGGTCTGAAGCACAAGGTTTGCGGTTGCCGTATCGACATCCTGTTGAAGCCAGCTCGCCAGGTCCTCGGCGGTCGCGTACATCACGCTCACGGCTCACCCCTTACGGCTTACGGGCGACCGCCCGGGTGTCGAGTCCACTGTGGTCAACTACGATGTCAAGCCAGCCCTGAGACCTGAGCACGCGCTTCAGGTCGTCGGGTGCGACGTTGGCGTAGTACTCGCCCGGGTGCAGCCGGAAGAGTCCGTCGATGCCGGAGTGCGGCTGCCGACCGGGACCGGCCATCGTGGTGATGAACTTGCCGCCGGAGCGCAGCGCCTTATACGCGGTCCAGCAGATGCCCGGCCAGACATGCGTGTGCTCGAAAACCTCGCACGCCACAACGATGTCGTACTCGCGATCGGGCTGCCAGGTTGCGGCGTCGGCGACAACGTCAACACCCTCACCCGGGTACTGGTCGACGACCGTGTACACCTCGGGTCCCCAGAACAAGTCGCGCACGCTGCCGTTGATATCGCGACCGCCGAGGTCGAGCACAGCCAGGCCGATGTCCTCGTGGCTCACGTACTTGGCGACCCACTGGTATGCCGCGTCATGCATTGTCGGCCAGCCTCTGCTCGAAGGTCGCCTTGTCGGCCTCCACTGTGGACTGGCCGAGCCGGTAGGTTGCGTCAGACTCGGCCTTGCCGAACAGTGGATGCAGGTGCTCGACAACGGACGCGAGACAGGGCGTCCATACGCGTCGCTGCTTGGCAGCGGTCACGATCTCGTCGTCGACGAACCAGTGCCGGTAGCCCTCGTGACACACGACGCCCGGACCGTCCCAACTGGCGCCCACCTTGTCTACATAGGACCGCCGGATGAGCAGATGCGTGGCGTGCTGGCCGGACGTGACGCGCGGGTTGCCGAGGTCGTTCGTACCCACAACGTCGAACTCATCTCCGGCGGCGGCCAATGCCTGATCGAGCCAGCCGGACCGGAAGCGTACATCGTCGCCCGTGATGAAGAGCCACCGCGCACCGATGTCTTCGGTTTGCCGGTAGGCGAGATTGACCTTCTCGGCGAACGTGTGCGCGACGCCTTCGGTTTGGCCCTCCACATAGGACATCAGCCCATCGCTGCCGTAGATGACGTTGGCGCCAGCCTTGGCCCACGCCTTGGCGGTCGTCCTGTCTTCCGGCTCGACCACAGCCCAGACGTTCGCGAGCCCGGTCGAGGCAAGCAGCGACTGCATGAACGGCGCGGCGTTCTGCGGCCGGTCGAGCACCGGCACGATGACGTCGACCCGCTCGGTTGCCGGTGGGGCGAGGGCAGAGCTGGTCGTGTGCTACTGTGCGTCCATGGCGACCTGGCGCCAGTAGTCCTCTTCGGCCAGCCACACGTTCTTGTGATGCGTGGTCTTCACTCCAGTGTGGACATGCACCGGGATGTCAAGCGTTCCGGCACGCAAGCAGAAGGCGAGATCCTCGCCGAGCACCTGACCGGTGGTTGTGTTGGGGACGCGGTCATACCACGCTCGCCCGTAGCGCTCCTCGACCTTCTCGAAAGCGCTGCGATGGATCAGGATGCAGGCCGAGCCGGTCGCGCCCACGCGCGTGACGGTGTCGAGCGGGTATTGCCAGCGCACCGCGAATCCCATCTGCTCGCCCGTGTTGACCCAGTCGTAGATGGTGGGGATCGCGCGCGTGCGGAAGCCGCCCAGGCTGTCGTCGAGGTGCTCTTCCTGCGCGAAGCACAGGGCGCCGACGACTGGCCGCTCGATCGGGTCGGCGGCCTCCAGCAGTCTGTCCACAGTGTCCGGTGCGAAACCCATGTCTGTGTCGATCCAGAACAGCCACTCGGCTCGCTTCTCGTCGAGAAAGTCCTTGACCGCCTTGTTGCGGGCGAGGGTCATGCCGTCGGTTCCGGCGCGAATACCGATGTACCCGCCCCGGATGACGCGCATGTCGTTGGCGAGATCCCAGCCGATCAGCTCGGTCATCGAGTGGTACCACGAGTAGGTGACGGTGTTGCTGTGCACGTAGGCGACGACCACGGCGGCGGGTTCGTCCTTTGTGGACGCGTGGTCATCGAGCACGGCGGTGCCCCCGATCGACGTGACGCAGCTCGCCCGGCACTGCGGTTGCCCGCTCGACCGGCGGCTCGTCGTCCTCGACTGGTGCGCCCGGGTACTGGTCCGGCCGGAGCGGCTGTGAGAAGAGGGCGCCCCAGCGCGGGTCGTCGCTGAAGAGGTCGGGGTTGGCCGTGACGATCGGGTCGTCGGCCGACCAGTGCGAGCCCTCGGGTACCGTGATGGTCCCGCCGTGCGGCGAAGAGATAGCCGTTGTCGTCTTGGCGAAAACTGGCTTCATGTGCTGCTTTCCTTTCAGGGTCCCAGGATGAGTGGAGGCCCTCGACCTCCTGGGGGGATCGAGGGCCTCCGGTCTACAGTGGACGGCTACGCCTCGAAGCCGAGGTCGTTGAGTCGCTTCTCGGCGACCTTCACAGCCTCGTCGGCTGTCTTGATGGCGTCGTGGTTCGGTTCCAGGTTGGAACGGTTGACCCGCGCGCCGTGCAGCTCGGCCATGGCCTGCTGGACGACCGGGTCGCCGGACTCACCGGCCGGAGCGAGCTTGCCCTTGGGGTGCTTGCTCTCGACCGGCGCGTCCACCTTCGATTCCTTGCTGTCAGCCACTTTCGGTCCCTCCTATGTGGACTAGCTCGCGACCAGGAGACGGAAGCCCAGGTCGTTGATCGAGCCGCCACCGATGCGGGCGTACGCAAACCAACCACGCTGGCCGGTCGGCCGGTTGTTGGTCACGTCGAAGAGCGTCGGCACCAGCTCCACGCTCATGCCGCCACGGCGGGCGATGAGGTAGTTCTGGAAGTCGCCGACCACCGCGTAGCCCGACGTCGCGGTCGAGAACGTGGTCGTGCCCGGCATGTAGGGCGACTCGTAGACGCCGCGTGCGAAGAGGCTGTCAGTCCAGCCGTCCGGCAGGTTGATCGTGTACGCGTGGTACACATTCGCGGTGCCGAGCTGCCGGATCGCGTTGTTGATGTCGACCGACATCAGCCACGAGGCGTTGCGCCGGTACCGCTGCGGCAAAGCGGCCCAGGCCTTGTACGGGTCCGGGGCGCCGATCGTCGGAGCGGTCGTGACGGCCACGCGCACGTTCGTGTTCGCGCTGAGGGCGGTCAGAATGCCCTGCGGCTCAAGGCCACCGGCGCCGCGCGTGAACTTGTCCACGAGCAGCTCGTCGTAGCCGGAGCTGAGCAGCGTCGACATCTCGTCGGCGAAGCCCGGGTAATCTTGACCGACCTCAATGGAGTAGGGCAGGAAACCTCGTGCCATGTAGACCGGCACCGTCGGCTGGGCAAGCGTCGGGCTGTTGTCCGTGGTCGCCACACCCTCGGACTGGAAGGCCCACGTGACACCCGCAGAGGTGACACCCTTCCACGCGTTGGTGTTAATGGTGACCTGCTTGGCCAACTGGAGGAACGGGTTGCCCGTCCCCTGCGCGGTCAAGATGATGCTCGGGTCGATGAACACCGGAATACCAAACCCACCGGCGGTCGTGACGCCCTCACTCATGGCGCGGTACTCGTTGAACGCGAGAACCGCGTCACGCTCCTCATTGGACAGAATGGCGTGCGGGTCGGTGACCAGCTTCTGCCATGCGGTCCGGTAGTGGGGGTTCTCGGTCACCAGGATGCGCCGGGCGATGTCCGTGTTCTCACGGATCTGCTTATCGACGTGATCCTTCTGGTCCTGCTTGAGGTGCGCCGTGTTCTCGCGGCTGTCCAGCGCGCGGAGTGCCTTGTCGCGAGCCTCCGGAATGGACAGTCGGCGGACGTCACCGTAGTGGTCGTCGTCCTGGCGGCCCAGGCGGCTGTACTCGATTGCCTTCGGCCGCTTCTTGAGCACGTCGTTGATCTGACGGTGCTCCTCGTACATCTCCAGGGCGCGCTCGTGCACGTCGAGGAGGATCTTCATTGCGTGCTTCTCGGTGTCGGTGAGGTGTCGCAGCTCGCCGTTGTCACCCTCGTGCAGCTCACGGATCTGAGCCTTGGTGACATCGATGATGTCCGAGATCTCCTCAGGCGTCCGACCCTTGAGGTCTTCGAGCGTGTAGGAGCGCTCGTCGCCGTCGGCCATTGCCGAGTCCCTTCTGTCTACTGTGGAGTGTTGTGAAATGCGCGTGCCTTGACGGCCGTGTACCGCTGTCGAAGCTCGTCGATGCGGTCGCTGAACTCGTCTCGTGGTGCAGGCGACGCGTTGCCAATCCCGGCCCCCGCGTCGGGGTTGCCGCCATCCACACTCCGCGTGTCGGATCGCCCGGCGTAGTCATCGAGGTCCACCGCACTGTCCAACATGGACGAAAGCAGGCGGACCATCTCTCGGATCTCTGTTGCGTCGAGGCCAGCGAGGATCGAGCGCACGCTGACCGATGTGGTGTCGTAGGCGGGGAAGACGACCGGCCCCAGCTCGTGCACGTCCGCGTCACGGATCTCACGAAGCTCACGCTCGGCACCCTTGTCACGCATGTCGACCGGCACCCATGTGTCGCCACCCTTGGGCACCCCGAAGCGAAACGACATACCCGTGATGGAGCCGCCAGCAATGGCCTGCCGGACCCGCTCGATGTCGGGGTGGTCGTACAGCCGAGCCCGGACGTGCAGGCCCTTGCTGTCCTCATCGAGCGCATCGATCTGTCCAATGGGGACGGTCCCGATTCGCGGGTCCTTGCCGTGGTCGAACTGGAGTACCGGCATCCGCTTCGCGAGCGAGCGCTTGAAGGCACCCGGGAGGATCGTCTCGTCGAAATCGCCACCGACGGCGGCGATGCGGGTCGGCGTGTTGAACGTGGCGGCGTAGCCCTCCATCGTCCGGCCGTCGGAGCGTGCCTCGTACTCGAAGTTGAAGCTGCGCACGCACATGTCGAGCATGTCGATACTCCTATGTGGACGCTGCTTGAGAGCGGCGAGCTTGGCGATGAGCGCGGGCGTGGCGACGCCGTCAGGCTTCAGGCCGAGCGCCTTCTGTGCAGCCTTGACGGCGGCCGAGGTCTTCGGCCCGTACTTCCCGTCGCCGTAGTTCTTATCGCCCTTCTTGGCGAAGCCCAGCCGTACGAGGTCGTCCTGTAGCTTGTGGACTCGCGGGTCGCCGTTCTTCATGCCGTAGCCGGGACCGCGTCCGTTGGCGAACGTCATCGAGTCGCCAGGGCCGAGTGGCTTGACGCCCGGTCGGCTCGGCGCGGCCGTCTTGGCTGGCGTCTTGCCGGTCGGCTTGGCGGGCGGGCGGTATGCCTTGCCGCCGGTGCCGGTCTTCTTGGTGGCCGGACCCTTGTTGTTACCGCCCGATGAGAACTGGCCGCCGGTCGAGCTACCAGCCGGAGCGTGGTAGTCGTTGTACCGCCACTCCAAGGCCAGCTCTCGCCACTCGCTTGCGTAGCTGTCGGCAGTCTTCTCGTTGATGTCGACGCCGTACTTCTTGAGCGCCGTCTTGATGCGGCCCTTGATTTCGGCGAGCTGCTCCGGCGTGTAGGCCGAGGCGTTCTTCGACATATTGATGTACGACCATGCGGCCTTGCAGTGCTCTTCGCTGTCGAGTGGGTACCGCTTCTTCTTGTCGGCCTGGTATCCCGGATCGGCGTACGTGACGTCACCGTAAGGCTTCTGTGGGTCGGAGGCTCGCGAGTCCTGGACATGGATCATTGCTGCACGCCCTCCGTCCCCTGTGGACTGTGCCGATCTTCGGTCGAGCTCTGCCTGAGCTTCTGGCCAGGTAGCGGCGAATCTCTTGAGAATGGCTACCGGCACGTCTTGCATCTCGCGCACGATCGGCTCGCCGTCGAAGGTGTCCACGATGAGAGTCATTCGGGCGTCACCTTCCACCCGTACTTCTCGGCATCCTGACGGGGCGACAGCAACAGCGTCTTGCCGTCGGACAGGTAGAACTCAGTGAACGACTCGGCGTAGCGCTCAAACTCGTTCGTGGCCCCGTACTCGGAAGTCTTAGCCGGATGTGTCAGCCGATCCTTCAGGCGGGCAGCGTCGCTGCGCTCGTCAAGACCGTGTCCCCACTCATGCACGAACGTGTACTGGCCGTGCGGGACATGATCAGCGACTGGCGCGTTCCAACCACCCTCGTGGAGAACGCCGTCCTTAATGGAGTCTCCAGCGATTGACATGTTTCCGGTGCCCGCGAAGTTGTAGCCGCGAGTCCACCCTTGTTTCTTGTCCGGAAAAAGGGCGTCCATCTCAGAGCGCGTAATGATGTGCAGATTGAGCTTCTGTCCGTGGGGCAAGGGATTGTCGGCAGCGAGCCGATCGGCGAGTTTGAACAAAGGCCGGATGTGTTCCTCCGTAACGCTTGGATCTTCCACAACGATCATGTGACCGTTCTTGATCCAAGCCGGGGCGTGGTACCGATCCTCCCTTTCCTTGTGCTCCCACCCCTCGCCGTGGGCGACCTTCTCGATCGTGTCGGCCACCTTGGACAGTGCGGCACCAACCAGGCTCCACTTACCCTCAGGGTCGCGAGGCTCAGCCGGGTTGAACTTCCGTCCACTTAGGGCATCGGCAACACG